CCTTCCACCTTCATGGGGTGGTGTTTATAGAACAAGACAAAATACACAGGCTGGATTTCCTGAGTTAATAGGAAAAGAACTTGAACAATTTGTTGCCAAACAATATGCAAAACTTTTGAGAGGTAAGTTTAAATAAATGGCTGCAACAGACTTAAACACAGTAAGATCCACTATTGAGGCAAGACTAGCCACAGAACTAGCCTCAAGCCCTGCGATCCCTGTTGTATTCAACAATATGGCATTTGATAGCACTACGGAAGATAGCTTTGTTCAATGCGTTACTAGCTTTGGATCTGGGTCATATCAGACTATGGGTAATGCAAGCGGTACTAATAGCGTTGTTGGTTTAGTGTTACTTAATGTATTTACAGAAGAAGGTATCGGGGCAGGGGCTAACTTTACAATTTGCAAACGGCTTAGAGACTTATACAATAGGATCACAGTATCAAGTGTTATTTTTGATTCACCAATTGGGCCTGAGATATTAACATCAAGTCCAGAAGGAAAGTTTCAAACACAAATCAGAGTAACATTTGAAATATTTGAGGATCTTTAACCATGCCAAAACTTGAAATAACAGAAGAAATGCTGGACGCAATCGAAGCTGTAAAGGGTAGAAGAGATCCAAATTATTGGGATGGAAGATGCAAAAGATATATGGAAAATCAAAAGACAAAACAAAAAGATGTAAAAAAAGCTGAAAAAGGTTAATATATTTATAAATAAATCTTTTTAAATCATGGCAGCAGTTAGAGGCGATCTAGGAAAGCTCATGTTTGAGAACGCTGGCGGCACAGAAGCCGAGATCGGTAGTCTTAGAGCATGGTCACTAGATATAACAAAGGACACATTAGAAACCACTAAAATGGGCGATACATTTAAAAGTCGTATTGGTGGTTTGATAGATGGTTCTGGCTCTGCAACTCTTTTGTATGACAATGCTGGAAACTCTGATTATCAAGCTTTTATTGATGACATAATTACAACAGGTGATGCTGGTGACGCTTTATTTGAATTATTTCCTGATAGTGGAGCAGCTTCTAAAAAAATTGGTTTTGCTGGTATTATCACCAACGCTACTTATGGAGCAACTCTTGGAGAAATACAGGAAGTAAATATTACTTTTGAAACAAATGGAACTATAACATCTGCTATTTAATTAATTAATTTACCAACCCCAAAATTATGGCATCAAAAAGAACAATTGACCTTCTTACAGAATCTTATAAGGAGGAAATGACCACCAGAAGAAAATATGAATGGAAAAATTCTAATGGTGATGTGATCGAAACTTTATATTTTAAACCTCTAACCAGATACGATAGAAAAAAAGCTCAAGCTGCTGCTGGAACAGAGGAAGCGTTGACAATGACAACTCATGTTCTTTGTCAAATGGCAGAGTTAGAAGATGGCAGTAAAGCATTTAATATGGCAGATGCCGCAGAATTACATAGATTTATTCCAGAAAATGTTTTAAATGAGATTGAATTATTTTTATTTGATATAAAGCTTGATATAAATACGGCAAAAAACGAATAAGAGGGGATAACTGGCTAAACTTTGAGTTTTTCCTAGCAACAGAACTTGGTAAGACATTGCAAGAATTAAGATTATCCTTGACAGAGGAAGAGTTAATATATTGGGCTGCTTATTATGAAATAAAGTATGAGAACGAAAAAAGACAATCTGATCGTCAAAGAGCCAAATCAAGGTAATATATAATAAAGACTTTTTTTTATTAGTGGCAGAAAGTATTGTAAAACTGAGAGTTGATGCCACTGGTGCGACAAGTGCTTTAAAAGGTGTACAGAATCAGACAAATAAATTACAACAATCTTTTGGTGGATTACAAACTGCAATCGCTGGTCTTGGTATTGGTTTGTTAGCAAGACAAGCAGTAAATACATCTGCAAATTTTGAAAAATTAAATGTCAGATTAGGACTTTTAACAAAATCATCTGGTACATTTGCAAAATCACAACAAGTTGCCGCTGATGCACAAAAAGCTTTTGGATTAAGTGCAACTGAAGCCCTCGAAGGCATTACAGATATAACAGCAAGGTTAGCTCCATTGGGTGTTGGAGTTGAAGATATTAAATCAACATTTTTTGGTTTTAATACAGCAGCAAAATTAGCTGGTGCATCTGCTATAGAAAGTTCAAATGCGTTTAGACAATTAGCCCAAGCATTAGGTTCTGGAAGATTACAAGGTGATGAATTTAGAAGTATCTCTGAACAGATTCCAACATTACTAGGCCCAATATCAGATGAGCTTGGTGTTACTGTTGGAGCTTTAAAAAAATTCGCTTCAGAAGGAAAGCTTACAAGTGATGTTGTTTTAAGAGCTTTAAGAAAAATTGAGACAGATGGATCAGCTTCTTTAAAAGAATTAATAAAAAATGATCCTACACAAGTTTTTAAAAATTTAAGTAATGCTACTGAAGATTTGGCAAGAGCTATTGGAGGTAAATTAAGGCCAGCCGTTGAACCTACTGTTAAAGCACTAACTGCTTTGACATTAGCAATAACAGATTTTTTAAACACTTCAGAAGGTCAAACAGCACTTGTTATTGGTGGTATTGCTTTAGCTGTTAAAGGTTTAAGTGTTGCTCTTCCTGTAGCTGTTATTCAAATAAAAGCTTTGATCGCTGGTTTTAGCATGGTCGGTGTTCAGTCAATTATTGCATCAGGTGGCTTAACAGGTGTAAATGCCGCAAGTTTATTAGCTGCTGGTGGTGTTTCAAAACTTACTGTTGCCGTTGGTGCTTTAACAATTGCTGCTAATGCACTTCCACTGGTTGCTTTGGCAAGCGGTTTTGCGTTTTTGACTAATGCAATTATAAAAGCAATAAATAAACAAAAAGAATTTAATAAATTATTAGAAGAAGGAAGCTCAGAACAATTAACAACAGAAATCAAAAAAGTAGAGGAAAGAATAAATAAATTAATAGAAGCTAGAGATAAAGCTAATGAACAAGAATTTTTAATATTTTCACCAAATCAACGTGCAGAACTTTTAGGATTACAAACTGATTTAGATAAGTTAAAAGAAAAATTAGTTATTGCACAAGGTATTGAATTATTTAGAGATTTTGAAAAAGCAAAAAAAGCATTACAGGCCACAAATGAAAAACTTAAAGAAAATGTTGAACGATCAAAAATAGCAACAGAGGAAGGTCGTAAACAATTTGATTTAGAACAAAAAAGAAAAGAACTTACAGAAAAATATGGAGAAGAATTAGCAAATCAACTTATTGATATTGAAAAATCAAATCAATCTTTAAAGAAACAAGAAGATCAAATTAAAAAAAATCAAGAAGCTACTAAAGCATTGAAAGAAAAATTCATGGAAATAGGTCAAAGTGTTGAAGATGGAATTGTGTCAAACCTAGCTGATGCAGTAGAAGGTACAAAGACTTTAGCTCAAGCGGCTGTAAGTGTTCTAAACGATTTAAAACGTAAATTAATTGAAGTAGCTATTCAACAAGCTGTGTCTGGTATTGGTGGAAAGATTGGCGGATTCTTAGGAAAAGTTTTTGGTGGTGGTAAAGCTGCTGGTGGGCCTGTAGCTGCTAATAAAAGTTTTGTTGTAGGTGAAAAAGGCCCAGAGATTTTAACAATGGGATCTAGTCGTGGGTTTATTACCCCAAATAATCAACTAAGAGGAGGTACAACTAATATTGTGAATGTTTCCGTTGATGCGTCTGGCAGTTCTGTGTCAGGTAGCAATCAAGATGCACAGGCACTAGGCAATGTTATAGGGGCTGCCATTCGTGCAGAACTTATTAAAGAAAAACGTGCAGGGGGTTTATTAAGTAGGTAATGGCAACTTTTCCATCAATACAGCCAACATATTCTGGCTTTAGAAAAACAAGCTCACCAAAGGTTAGGACAACAGCTTTAGGTGATGGGTATCAGTTCAGAGCTTTATTTGGCTTGCCTTTAACACAAGACCCTAAAGTATATGATCTAACTTTTGTAGTGTCTGAAGAGCAATCAGATATTCTTGAGGCATTTTTAAGAAGTCGTGTTTTCGATCAAGCAAGCTTTGACTTCACCCCACCAGCCGAAGGTTTTGTTAAAACTGGAACTTATTCTCAAAGTGGCACGACTGTCACCATAACAATTTCTAATCATGGCCTTGCTCTTGGTGATGTCGTAAGTATTGACTATACATCTGGCTCTGCTGTTGATGGTTCTTTCGCAGTAGTCACAACGGCTGATGATAATACTTTCACTGTTACGGCTGCCGCAAGTGCAACAAACTCAGGAAATGTTTCTGTAACTTTATCTGGTGTGGGTAAATTTATCTGCAAATCTTGGTCAAAACAAATCCCATATAATAACAGAGCTATCATCACAACAACCTTTGAGGAGGTATTTGAACCATAAATGGCAATCCCTACCGCAGAACTTCAATCTTTATCTAATAAATCAATAATAGAGTTGTATTCAATAACTCTTGTTTCTGCA